AAATCCCAAACTACCAAATAGTAGTTCAGGATTTTTAGTGGAGATGACGGGACTCGAACCCGTGTCTTACAAAGTAATCATAATACCAGCGTTTCACACGTTTAGGATAAAGTTTAATCTTATTCACTTTCCAAAATAATTGGGGCCGTTCGGTTAAAACAGCGATTCCACCATCCTATCAGTTTTAGGGAGCCGATAGGTAATGCTCCGGTTTGTTCACTTCTATTTAAACCCCACGAGTGATGCGGGTGGTGATTATGCTGCTACAGCGTAATCGTAAGCTCCTACAAATGCCATAGCATCTTCGAAGTTCCAAGTAGATAATTCTACGTCGGTTATTGTTTTGTACAGATTTAAAGACATCTAGCACTTCTGTCTACGTGTGATACTACAATTCTCATTGTAATCAATTCCGAGTCACCCCCATATTGATAAATACAAATATACGAAAAAATAATTAAATTTCCAAATTTTTTTAAGAAAATTGTAATAAGTAAGGAAGATATAAAAGTATAGATGGGATTGTTTTTGATGCCAATCTAACAGACTTCCCATTTGCTTCTTTTATTTCAGCATGTGTTCCTGTTATTTTCCAATCCATTTGAACTACAATATAAAAACTATTATTTATTAAATTTGAATAAGTTCTATCATCTATCTCAATTATAGGAGATGATTCATCATTTGCTTTTTGTGTAAAGTGTCTTGTTATATAACCCCTTTCATAATCCATATCATCCAATTCAGGAGCATAAGCTTTTACAACAGGAAGTTCAAATTCCCTTTTTTCTCTAAAAATATTGTTAAATCTATTCAAATCCATAATTATGCTCCTCCTGATTGAAAATATGTTCTAAACGTTCCTTTAACTTCAGTTGTCCAATAATCCTCATTTAAAGTTTGTGTTATTCCTGTTACTTGAAAAAATCCACCTTTTTTGTATTGTGGTGGTAGTGCATCTATTTTAATTTTATCACCTCTTTTTATACCACTTACGCCATGCATTTTTAATGTCAAATTAATTGGTAGTAAAATTGATACACCTGTACCTGTTTCTTGTGTGTAATCACTTCCGGTTTTTAATGATTCAAAAAGATTTAAATCATCAAATGCGGTTTGATAACAAATTGAATGTACCTCACCACTTGCAGGCCATGTTACAGTATTGTTTAACAACACACCAGGAGCCAATCCAACTTTTCCCAAAAATGTTGCAAAATCTCTTTTCTTTCTCTCATTTTCAGCTTTTGCATCTGTTGGTTTTGCTGTTGTGTTTGTACTTGGTGCTCCCTTTGTGCCCCCAAATACTTCTACTTTTGTTTGTAACATATCATCCACTTGTTTTAAAAATAATCCTTTTACAGGAGGCATTGATGAGTTATATGCAGCTGCTGATTTATTTAACATAACTTGACTTGCTAATTGTCCCGATATATCCATACTAAGACCAACTTCCAAAAATGGAGAATTTACACCAGTTGCAACAAATTCATCGCTATGTGTTGTTTTATCAGTTAAGTTTCTATCAATTATATGTAATTGATTAACTCCAGTTTCATTTGGTAAATCAACAATTTGAAAATCCCAAATACTTCCAGCTGCTCCAGACATTCCATTTAATATTTGGTACAAAGCATCTTTCATAGGTAAACTTTTTGTTTCCAAAATTCCTTTTGCAAACGCAAAATTAACATATAAATTATCTAACATCCCAGCCGTATAATTTGTTTTTTTTGCAAACTTAACAGTCATTCCTGTTGATGATATATTTGGTATTGGTACATCTAACTCGTATGTGGGAAATTCAACTTTTGGACCAGTGGTTCTACTTACTGTATTATCACATATACCCTTAAAATCAGTTTGAACCCCACCATTTTGTGCAACAGCTACAAAATCTGCTTTAGGAGTATTTTTGTTTGGTATAAATAATTTTGTTTTGTCTGTACTAAATATTTTTTCAAATGCGGTACATGCAGTTCTGTCTGAACGTATTGCAAATGGTAAAACTTGTCCGGATAAATTAAGTCCTATGATATCACTTGCATTTATAATTTCCATCAATGCACCAAACCTAATATATCTTTCATCATTTATTATTTTTGTATCCTCCGCCAATTCGGCTTCAGCAGAACCAAATTTTATAGTAACATCGCCGCCACCAAATAAACTTGCCCAAAATCCTTTCTTTGTTGTACTGTTTATTGCATCTTTAACACCTTCATCAAAATTTATAAAATTGCCAATATCCGACAATTTACTTTCCAATCCCTTAACAACAGCAGTTCTTTTATTTGAAGGTAAATCATTAAAACAAAGCATCCATCTTTTTCTACCAGCCAAAGTTTCTGCTGATATTTCGTTACCAGAATATTCCAATGGAGGTGGTACTGTTCCTGCTGCATTTGATGCTTTTTGTTTTTCTGTAATACCATTGTCAGCTGCCATCATATATGCTGGTAATTCCAAGAATCCTCTACAATTTACAGTTATATCCCAATAATCATCTTGCATTGAAACCTCACCGCCAGTAACAAAACCTAAATATGTATCGGAGTGACCGCTTGTATTAGCTCTGTGTACATTTATGTTATTAAAATCTTTTAATTTAGCAACTGAAGCTGGTTTTATATCATATGTTAAACTACCTTCAGTAGTATTCCATCCCCAATGTAAAAATACGCTAATTCCAGGTTCTAAAAAATGTTGTGCAACTGTTTCCATTTGTCCTAAACTAAAGCATCTTATTACAAATTTAGCTTGTCTAGAAAAATTAGCCGCTCCATCATCTGCGTTTTGTTCTTCTACTTCTAAACTTGTTAAAATTGTAATAGGTCTTAAACCCTGACTTTGGTCTAATGTTATTGGTGGTGCAACTTCATTATTGCCCAAATCTCTACCAACACTACCATTAGTTGTAGTTGTACCATACAAAGAACTACCACCACCAACTAATGGTACATTTGGGTTACTTGTAATTACCAAGCCCGGCTTTGCATATGAAACCACCTTAGCAAATGCAGATAATTTGGAAGCTGCTACATTTTTTCCTGCTCTTAATTTTATTGTAGTTTTAGCATAATCTACTATTTCCGAAAAAAATGGTTCTACTGACATAAATTTTTATAATATAAATTGTTGTAAGATATCCATATAGTTTGCTGGTATTCTTAATATAGTTCCTTCTCTAAGTCCTAATGGTGCTGTATGTATGTTATTTGCTGATGCTATTATCCACCACAATGTTGGGTCTTTATAATATTGATTTGCCAAACTATCCAATCTATCACCAGCTTCACTCATAACATACAAATCGTAGTTAGATACCGGAATATCTGGGTATATAAAAGGTCTATATACAGTTCTACCATCAAACGTTTTAGTACTACCATTATTTTTATACCTACTTATCATAATAATAATTATTTAATTTATTAATTTTCAGATTTCCAATTTTTTAATTGTTCAGCTTCAAATTCTTTCTTTTCTTTTTCCAAATCTGTATCACTCTTAGTTCTTTTATTTAAAAATTGAACATTATATTTGGATTCATATGTGTATGTACCATCTTTGTTTAGATATAAATGCGTAGAATCGCCTCTTACTTCAGATACGTTAATATTATAACTTCCACCACCAGGTACTGCCAATTTTACCCTAGCCTCATTAACCGCATTGTATTCTGCAGCCATCATTGCCAATGTATCCGATTTGGCTGTACCTTTGCCCAAAACAGCTATATCTCCAAACTGTCGTTTAACATCATATTTTGGTAAATCAGCTTCACCTTTTTTATCTGTACTGTTGGTTGTTCCCGTAGGTGTATTTGTAATAGCCGCAACATCCGATGGCACATTTGGTGTAGTAGGTACAGTTTCTCCAGAAATTTTTGATTGTGGTGATTCATTTGTAGTAACCGGCGCACCTCCAATTTTATTACCAGACGATTCCAATGGTTGTATATTAGGAATTGTTGGTAATGTTTTTGGTATATTAACATCTGCCAATTTAATTGGTTTGGATGGCAATGTTGGTATTGTGGTTGCTGGTAATATTTTCTTTTTAGGTGATGATGTGACTGTTACCGCTGGTAAGTTTTGTGGTTGATTTTGTGCAGCTATTGCTGATGCAACTGCTGGGTTATTTGTTCTTTGTGCGTTAGCTTTTCTAACTTTCCAAAAATCATAAATAACATCACCAGATATAGTATCTTCCATATTTTCTATAAAATGTATAGTAACAGAAATATCTATAATCATAGGTAATTTGTAACAATCTGCCTTGCTACCACTGTTCAATCCAATTTCCCATGGAAAGTTTACATCAGTTGTATATGTTAAATTTTCAATATATGAATATCTACCATCAAACATATCACCTAACCAAAATTTAATTATCGGTGGGTTTGTTGCTTCATTTGCCGTAAATGATTGTGGCATTGTTAAACTTGCCAAATATTGTAATCTTTCCCAACAAGCTATATGTTCATCTAAACTCAAAGAGTATGCTTTAAAATTAAATTGTAAAGTTCTTTCTATTGATTCAAATGTATATAGAGGATATGCCATACCTATTCCCTGATGTTGTCCGTATGATGGTGAATATGATTCCGAATACCCTGATATAGTTCCTCTAAAATATGCATATCTATCGCTGGTGGTACTTCCGAATTTAAGACGTATAAAATCAATTTCATCAAGACTTTTATTCAACGTACCAACTTTGGCAGTTTGTGTTGTTGAATCCATTGGTCCTTGTAAATTCATCAAATCAGTACCATTACTTATTTCTCTATACGATAAAATACCTCTTTGTAAATCGTATCCTTGTGTTTGTGCAGTTCCATTTCTTTTAGAGTATGGTTGATAATTTCCCATATCTTCAGGTACACCTTTATCACTAACACCAACTCCCTTTGGTCTACTACTTACTCTAGATGGTTGGCCTAATTCATACTCAATATATGATGATAGAAATGTTGTTAAATCGTTTCTTTCATTTATTGGTGTGTTTGGAGTATCTAAATCAATTGTAGTTGTATATGGAATAGGTAAACCATCATCAGTAAGTGGTGTTTCCGTAGATTTAGGCATTTCATTACCAACAGCAACAATACCAGCTTTTTTAGATTTTAAAAAATCATCTTTTCTAAATGCTATGAAATTTATATTATTTCTATAATTGTAAATACTTTCACCCAAATATGGTATTTGGTATGCATATGAAATTATTTTATTATTTTGATTTTTTTGTGTATCATCAAATCTTTTAGCAAAGAAATTTTGTAAACGAATTGGAAAAAATGTATCTACTTTACTAAATTTTCTTAATACATGAAATTTTGTAGATAAATCCGTTCTTAAAGTTACATCGGTATTTTCTTCATCCACTACATCCGAATATATTGAATTTACATCATAATATCTTCTACCTTCAGGTTTAGAACCCAAACGAACCGCTCCTGCTTTTCTACTACCAAATAGTGCAGTTTCTATTGCTTTTTTACCAGCACTCAATGCCCCACTTAAAACCTGATTTCCAGCTTGTTCAAACGTACCACTTACATTTTTTTGTAAAAATCTACCAAATCCATTACCTTCGGATGCTTTTTTTATTTTAGCTATTTGTTCATATAAATCAGATTCCCCTGCTTTAAATTCAGGTCTTTCTACAAATCTACTTGGAATCATTTGTTCAGGAAACTTTATACCAAGTAAACCTCCTAATTTTTTAGGTCCGTTTTTAATAAATTTTAAAACACCACCTAATAAACCTCTATTACCACCAACACCAGCTCTTGTAGATTCTACCATCACATCTCTACTATCTGTTGTTTTTGTTTTTACTCTAAAATATTCAGTTCCATAAATGCCAGGTCCTGCTAATAACATTAATGCGTTTAATCCAGTAGTTTCTGCCTCAAAACGAGTTTCCTCTCCTTTAACAGAAAGTCTTTTTCTTAATAAATTTTGTCCTCTAAATGCAGTTGCATTTAATATTCCGTTTTTGGATTGAGTTTCTATATCTGTTTTAATATCTCTAATGGCATACTTTTGTTCGGCGGTAACACCACCCAATAAAGTTTCCGTTTGAAATAATTGTAATATAGTTTTTCCCATTTCTTAAATTATTGAGTTTTAATTATGATAGATGCACTCACTCCTTTATTATTACCACTAGCGTTTACCAATGAACGCATATTTATTTCCTGTCTTGCATTTCCAAATTCGTTACCATCTTTAAATGGTCTCACAACTAACAATGCCGTATTCTCTCCTATACTTCCTTGGTTCAACGCAACCATAGTTACTCTATATTCAGATTGTTTCAAACGTCCGTGGTTTATTATACGTGTTATTGGTTGACTATACAACGTTTCATTATCTATTATTTTTTGATTATCTACATAAACATCTATTCTATCACCATCTATTTCTGCAGAGTCATAAAAGTAAAGATGTATATTAGTACTTTCTTTTGGTACTACTATTGTTTTCACAGTGTTTATATCCGTACCAGTTATTTGTGATATATCAGGCGGCGGTGGTGGTGGTAGTGGTGGCGGCGGCGGTGGTGGTAGTGGTGGCGGCGGTGGCGGCGGCGGTACTACTATATTTACATCTGGTGTTGGTGCTGGCGCACCACCAAGCATACCTCCTGAAGTTGGAGGTGTTGGAGGTGGTGGTGGTGGAGTTGGCACAGGTGGTGGTGGTCCAGTTACCGGTGGTGGTGGAGTTGGCGGTGGTGGCGGCGGTGGCGGTGGTGGCGGTGGCGGTGGTAGCGGTGGCGGTGGTGGCGGCACTGCTGGTATAATATTAGGTATACCTGTTAATTTTGTAGGAGTAGTACCAATTGTTTTTGTTGTAGTTATATTTGGCGGTATAGTTTGTACCGGATTTTGTTTCTTCGTAGGAATGGATGGTGGTGGAGGTGGTGGTGGTGGCGTTGCTTTTGGTTTACATTTACCAAAATCATACAAAGAACTTTCATTAACATTTTCTCTACCAAGTAAGAATTTAAATGTCAATTCAACTTCTATAATCATTGGTGCTTTATAATAATCACTATCCCCACCATTCATACCAATTTCCCAAGGAGCATTATCAGGAGCAGTATATGTTAAAGATTCAATAAATCCCAACTTATCAATATACATGTCACCAATTGTCATTTTAATAAATGGTGCAGTTGCTTTTAATGCTGCGCCGGAATATCTTTGTGGGTATGCTAATCTACTTAACTCTCCTAATCGTTTCCACATAGCTTGATGTTCATCAACAGCTTCGGAAAATACTTTAAAATTCAAAGTTACTGCTCTCTCAATGTGTCCATATGAATAAAATGGCAATGGGTTACCAGCAAATGCTTTAGATTCCCAGTTTGGAGAAAATACTTCAGATAAACTCGTTAATGTTGCTCTAAAATAAAGATAATTCGATGATGCTAAACCTATAAATTTAAAAGGTATAAAATCAAAACTATCTATTGGTTTCTTTGTAAATGGATATAATACTTTTCCTGCTGCATTTGCAGTTGCTACACCCAACTTATTCAACATATCACCCTTCAAACCCATACCAAAGCCTCTAGTAGTATGAATTGTATTCTTTTTTCTTACTTTGGTATATTCAGTACCATTCATAAGAGAAAAAGTATTTATGTAACTAGTTATTTTATTTATTGGAGGATTGAATGTTTTGACTTGCGGTGGTAATTTTTGTCCTCTTAATCTATTTAAATTTCCCCCTTTTGAAGTAAATAGCATAATAGTTGATAAATCATTTCTATCACCTATAATTGTATTAGTATAATCAACCGATTTTGAATATAATGCTCCACTATTATACCTCCCACCCGATTTTGCTAAATTTTGCCCTGCTTCAGTTCTACTACCAAATAATGCTTTACCTAATGCATTTTTTGCAGCAGTTATTCCGCTTGATAATAATCTATTAGGTACTCCGCTTAATCCACCTTTTGTGTTATCTGCCAAAAACCTGCCTGCCCAACTTCCACTACTACCATCCTTTAAAGTTTTTAAAGTTGTTAATAAATCCGTTTCTAATCCTTTTTTAAATATATCGTTTTGTACAACTCTTGTTGGGATTAATTTTTCAGGAAAAGTTACACCAAGTTTACTTAAAAGGTTTTTACCAAACTTTTCAATTTTTTTTATAAATCCACCTAATAAACCATTTGTATTACTACCATTAGATGCTGCTCTCATATCATCAAGCATATTGGTAGTTTTTCTTTTCAATCTAAATAAATCAGTACCATATAAAGCTGGCCCTGATAATAACATTAATGCGTTTAATCCAGTTACTTCTTCTTCAAATCGTGTCTCTTTATCTTTAACCGAAAGTTTTTTTCGTATTCCCCTTTGTAATTTGAACGCTGGAACTAATAATGGATTAGATGGTTCGTTATCAATATCTTTACTATTTCTTATCGCAAAATGCTTTTGCGCAGTTTCAACTTTACCATTATCTTTAAATGATATTTGTTGAGATTGAAATAGTTCTAAAATTGATTTTCCCATTAGCGTTGTACATATGAGTTTGCTGCGCTTTGTCCTGCTATCTTAGTGATACCTGATGTAACTTTTCTACCATCCATATGTACTGCTATTTTACCAGCTGCCATATCTGCTCTTAATCCTTGAATTTCTGCAATCAATGGTCCCATATCAACACCAGCACCACTACCACCACCCATCAAACTACTAATACCATTTGCTAACATACCCAAAGGAGACATACTCATTGCCTTTCCTAATATATCCGAAGGATTTTTAGCTGCTATTAAAGTATCTGCTGGATTGGTTGATATGATTTTTCCGTTTTGTATCACACCATCATTTACGGACCCGCCATCAGTAGCTTCATTTGTTGCAGTGTCAGAACCCATTCCCAATAGAGATTGAATAGAACTAGGCAAAAGATTTGTTAATCCACCCTTCATCCAAGAAATTATACCATCCCACCACCCCATCAATTTTTCTTTAACTGATGAAAATGAGTCACCTATTGCATCTATTATTGCTTTTGGTATCGATGTTATTACTTTTAGTACACCATCAAAAACAGAATTTAAACCCTTTCCCAATTGCCCCATATCCATTGTAATAAGTCCCACAACTATATCGTATATACCACCAAGCATATCAACAACTCCCTCTAAAACGTTTGCAAAAAGACTTATACCAACAGACAACACACCACCTATTACACTTCCAATTATATTAAACACTGTAATAAGAAATTTTCCAGATTTGGATGTGGAATCAAAAACACCAAATATTCTTGCTACTTGTTCACTAACACGTTTAAATGCTGCTGATAATGGTGTCATAAATCCAGAATAAAGTGCTGCTATCATTTTTACAATTGGTGTAACAAAGGCAATAACTGCTTGTCCCATAGGTAAAAATGAATCCATAAATACGTCACCCATTCCCTTTAGTATATAACCTAATGCATGTATCTGTCCTTGCATTTCCTTCTGCCCTTTTTGTCTTTTAACTAAAGTTTTTAAATCATCTTCATTAATATCACTAAGCTTTTTACCATTCTTTAATTGTTCTATACCAGCAGCTTGTGCTTCTTTATCTAAATGGGAGAATTTTTCTCTGATATGTAATCCGTTAGCTAATTCGGAAACTTGCATACCAGTTGATTGAACAATAGCATCTTGTTCAAATTTTGTTAATTTAGTAATATCACCAACATTACCAACCGCATCTAAAACAGCCTCATACATACCAGGCATATCACCGGCAGCTGCTGCTGACCTTGCTATACTTAAATTAAAATTCTTACCTAAAATTGCTCCAGCATTTAACTCATCCGTTAAGCTGGTTTCAAAGTTAAGTAATTTATCTGCCATACTAGTCATTTGTGTAATGCTAGTACCCATCTTTGCAGCTTGAATAGCTGCAGCTCCCATTTCTTCAACAGAACCATGAAAGTAATTGTACATGGCTTCCGAGTTAGCCGCCATATCGGCTATCACTTTAGTAGGTGCAACTTTTGCTAATTTTGCGGCTTCTACTGTGTTGGCAATTGCATATTGTGCCTGTTCTTGATTTAAGTGTGCCGATGATTGGAATAAATGATTTAATTTTGTTTGGTCATCAACAGCTATACCAAAGTTTGCGTTGAGTACAGCCATAGAAGTCAAAACAGCATCAGATGCTCTTTGTGTACCATGAAATGCATTGTAAAAAGATGCTGCATATCCTGCTACTTCTTTCATGCTTATTCCTAGTGCTCTGGTCTCTGCACTTATTTTACTTATTTGACGTTCTACATCTTTGGTTTGTGAATTTAGTAATCCAGTAGATTTTCTAAACTCCTCAGCAGCTGCTTCAATTTGATGCATTCTAATAACACCCAATGCAAGTGTTGCTACTATTGCTGCTACTATTGCTTGAGGACCAGCTAACATTGGTGCTATTCTAGCTGCTGCTACACTTAATCCTCTTATTCCTCCACCTACACCACTTGTTAAAGCTTTTGTAAAAGTACCTCCACTTTTTAAAACTTTGTTAAATGAACCAGTAAAACCTCCAGTAAACGCTCTACCCATTCTGTTTATGCCACCATTTATCTTATCAAATGGTATCATATTACTCATCATCTTTCCGATAACAGGAATATCTTCCAGTTCATGTTTTAAATGATGTAGTTGGTCTTTCATCTTACCAGTAACACCATCAACTTTACTTGCTACTTTTTCTAAAATTTCCTTTCTTTTTGTTTCTCTTGCTAAAATTAATGATGATGCTTGTAAATATTGTCTTACTATTGTATTTTGCATTTGAAGGGCAACTACAATTCCTCTATTATTACTTATTTGTTTTGTACCTAAAGCAAGATGTCTTTTCTTCAATTTTTCAATTGCCTCCTCTGCCGTTACGGCATCTTTAATACCGGAAACAATTGATTTTTGAAGTTCCACTTCATTTTTTAATGCTTTATTAACCTTACCATGACCCTTTAATAATTCATCATAATCTTTGGTCATAGATGCGGTTAATTTTTGCATCTCCTTTAAGTCATTTAAACTTGTATCTGCCATAAAGCTTTAATTATTTTTTAGTAGCCCATTTCTTCATAAAAGGTGGAACTTCCAATCCTTTATCAATCAAATCATCAATCAATACTCTAGCTCTATCCATATCAGCATCTGCGGCTTTAACGGCAGATTGAATATCTTTATCATTTTTGATAGCTTTTTCAATCTGATATCCCAATACTTTTCCAAGTAAAGTCATTATCAAACTTTCTTTTATAATACCATGCTTTTTAACAACTTCTCTAAAAAGTTGTCTATCTTCGTTTGTTACTTTTAATTTCATAATAGACGTTTTTGTATAATCATAAATATTAGGAATAAAAAAAGTGAGGATTATCTCCTCACTTTTATCTTAGAATTAGCTTTCTGATTTGATTCTTCCTGCTGTTTATTTTCTCTCTTTTTTGCTTCAACCAATTCATTGTAATAGAATAATCTCATATGAACCGGCATTGCATATACATCTGATTGTATAAATCCCACACCATAATAACATAATTCGAAAATTTGTTTATGTAGGATTTTAAAATAGTTATTCGGAAGGCCAAAAAAAGCCTACGCCCATTGGAATCGAGCGTACCTCCTTTTCTCCACTATCGGGATTTTCATATTCAAATTCCATTTTAACATCAGGTGACATTTTTTTAATATGTTCTCTGAATGCTTTTGTATCTTTTGTTAAAAATCCGTTGTTAATAAAATTAGTAATATAACCCATTTCACCATTACCATCAACCGAAGTAATCATAAATCTATATCGTGTTGTTAATTCAAACGATGCATCTTTATTCATTTTTTGTAAAGCTTTGATTTCGGTATCAATTTGCTTTTCATCACCATGTGTAAGTAACTTAAACTCTAATACATTTTTAGTTGTTGGAGTTGTGAATGTATAACGATTTTGTCTATTTAAAACACTCATATCAACATCTTTTGTTTGTACAGTTCTTAAATCTACAACAACTTCGCTTTTGTTTTCCATCTCATCTTCCATCTCAATTTTATATTCGTGACCATATCCTAAGATACGAGTTGCTAACATAATAGCATTTTTATCACCAATTAAAATATCATCTGGATTAACTTCATTATCTACAATAATAGATTCGAATAATTTATCCAAAACTATACCTTTTTTGATAAGATTTGTTGATGCTAGAATTTCTTCTTCTCTAGCAGTCATATACTTTATTTCAAGCGTACCTTTTGATAGGGGACTTGATTCTGGGTAACATCTACCTTCCGATGGTAAGGATATAACCTCTGTTGGGAATTGATTTTTGTTCATAATAAACCTTTATTTGTTTGTATATAAATATATAATTTTAAAAAAGTTGGCATAAAAAAGGGATATCTTTCAATATCCCAATTTTTTTTATTTTTCTTAGATTAGAATTCAAGAATTGCGTAATCGTAAGTCAATGTCATTGTTGCAGTTGCTACTTCATTTGAAGATGCATCCAAATCACCAAAGTTTACCTGTGTTGGGAATGCTCCTATCAATTTCCATTGTTCAACTTTATCACCAACTGGTCCTAACATAAAGATATCAATATCTTTTTTGTAGAAATCAGCGTATCCATCTCTACCAGTAATTGATTCGTGTCCTAAACGAACCCACTCCATTACCGCTTGTGCTGCTGAAGGAACAATTGGGTCATAAAGTGTGATTTCTAAGTCTTGCCATTCACCCTTTCCCTTCAATTGTCTTTTAACGTTGATATGGTCGATTGTTACTTTCTCAAAATTTATTTGAGGTCTGTTACCTGTCTTAACCATAAATGCAGGTATACCTGTATTGTTGAACTGCATGTAAAAGCGGTTCTTCATTTTTGGTTCGAAGGAGGTGTACATCATATCTCCAAAATCTAAAATATTTGCCATTTTCTTATTCCTTTTTTATATTAATAAATATCAGTTTATTTTCTTTCCAATATTATGCGTTAAAACTTGCTCCAGTTGGTAAGATGTTGAAATCAATTACTATGAATTCAGCTGTCTTAGCCGGTTGTAAGAAAATTTGTCCTGCTAATATGTTTCTATCAATTACATCAGGTGTGTTATTAGTTTCATCCATAACAACTCTGAATGCGTATAAACCTTGTCTTTGTTGGATACCCTCTAAGTAAGGATTCACAGTGTTGATAAATCTTCCTCTAGTCGAATCAGTATTTTGTTCAAACACTAAGAAACGAGAAGTAGATGCTATAAACTTCTTAACAGTGATAAGTAATCTTCTTACGTTGATTCTATCTAATGCTGAAGCCTTATCTTGCAATGTCTTCTGTCCAAATGCTACAATACCTTGTCCAGGGAATACAGCTATTGGGTTTACTTTGTTTTCATATAGAGTATCTCTCTCAGCATGCGTTAATCTATTCAACACACTAACTGCTCCTACGATACCACCTCTATTCAAACCAGCAGGTGCGAACCATTCAGCCGCCAATCTATCGTTACTAGCAAATACTGCCGGTAATAATACTGATGGAGGTACGGTTGTTAATTTATTTGTGTTTGTATCAACAGTCTTAACCCAAGGATAGTAAGTTGCTACATAGTTTGAATCTACTGCATTTGCTTGCTCCGTTGCTTCAGTAATAGTATCATCATAATCGTTGAAATCAGCGATATAGAAACAGTCTGCTCTTTCTTCAACCATATCAATTACTTTTGTAGTAATAGATGGGTGTAAACCTCTAACAATACCAGGAGTTACTACCATATTGATATCATACTCATCAGGATTAGATACAGCGTTAATTGCTTTTGTATATGCTACTGAACCATTTGCTGTTGATGTAGAACAATTAAATCCTTGCGTATTTGCTGGTCCCCATACACCAAGATCACCAGCTTTAGCTATCTTTACAGTTGGGTTCATACCATCATATCCACCTTGGAATGCTAATACAAATTGTCTCTTAACCATATCAGTTGATGCTGAACCAGTCATTACATATGATAATTGTGAATCAAATGCGAAATCAACGTTTGCTCCAACTTCTGCATTTATAGGAAGTGGTTTCAAATATTGTTTGTTATCCATTGCCACACCTTCAGTTTCAAAATCAAATCCACTAAAATATATTGGAGATGATGATGTGTTACCAGTTGATTTTGTTTGATAAACAACTGCTGGTACTGTTAGTGCTTGTGCATTATTTGTTGTTTCGATTGGATTTGTGTAAGCTCCATGTCCAAATGGTGCTGCTGATACAGGGAATGTTCCAGCTTCTCTAACTTCCACTCTTACATATTTTGATTGATTTGAGTAATCACCATTTTCAGTAATTTTACCATTACTATCAATAGTCATATATCTATCACCAATTCTTCTAGCTATGTAGTTAGGAGATGCAGGGTCTAAGTTTACATTATTATATGTTTCAATTACACTCTTTCTCTTATCAGTATCGGAATATCCTCTTACAGTTACAGTGAAAGTTGAGTAATCAGTTCCACCATCTTCACCAGCTGCTTTAACGTTAGAAATACCAACTTTAAATTTAGTATTGTAGTTAGAACCATGACCCATTGTAGCAAAACGGAAAAGTTCATACCTTACATCACTTACTATTTGAGATTTAACCCAAGGAGTAAATGCTTCAGAATATGCAGGTGTTGTTTCATCTCCAGTATATTCTTGATTTGGTAATTCTGCTATTGTAATTACAATATTATTTCCACCAGAACCGGTAAATGAACTTGCTACATTTTCAAAGTATGTATAAGTGTATGCTTTTTTAGCTCCAAATGGAGATTCGCCAAACACATCTGATAAATCGTTAGTAGCAGTTGGTAGTATTGATGCTGATGTAAATACGCCAGATGCTGATAAATGGAATGAACCATCTAATGCATCATTACTTACTACACTAGCTCCTTCAAAACCATAGTTTTGAAATCCAGTTTCAGTAGAGTATAGTACTCCAATTAGTTTAGTACCAGGTTTATTTGATGCGGATGAACCACTAGCAAATATACCTAAAGGTTTAACTTGAGTATAACCACCGATACCAGCTACTCTTACTACAGTTGCACTTCCTGCTTCTGATAGATATCTTTGTACTGCATATTCAGTATAATATGTTCCATCAGGCGTTCCGAAGATTTCTTGGAATTCTGATTGTGTTCTCACAATTGTAGGAACGAATGCAGGTCCTTGCTTAAAAGGTCCTATAAATGCTGCTCCGATTTCTCCAACTCCTTGCGCTATGAAGGATAGGTCATTTTCTCTTGTGAAGACCCCAGGGGATACGATTCTTTCTGCCATTTTATTTCTGCTATTATTGTTTTTAAATGCTAATATTGAGTGTGTACAATATTACCTATATAAATATAAAAAAAATACCCAAAACACAAATTTGTTTTTTAAATTTGCACTTTGGGTATTAAATATATATTTCCACCAATCTATTAAGATGGAGTTCCACCATAAGCTCCTGCCGATGGTATAATATTTGCATCTGCATTTGGTTCTGGTATACCAGGCGTAACCGAACCAGATGTTGGTGACCAAGGGAATGCCGTTGCATCTACACGCATCTCAACATATTTGGTTTCATTGATTTGTTTTTCAATTCTTCCCATAATATGGTCCCAATAATTCATACTTGAATTTGAACCACTTACCACATTCTTAACCCAATCTATTATTTGAGTTTCTGTTAATTCTTGGTATGGCGTAAAACTTCCCGTATTTAATTCGGATACTTTAAATGGAGTTGCTCCATCAAAACTTCCCTGATTGCCATCGGCATCAGTTGCTGTCACTTTCCAGTGAGTTCCTATAATAACATCGGATAAATTATCAGTATTTGATTTTCTTAATCCGGTCAATTGCCATTCATATGTGTATGCCATAATTTTGCTTGTTTTATTTTATATAAATATATTATTTTTTGAAAATAATTATTCTTTTTTGTTTATTAGTATATTATTCAACATTTCTTTGATATCAGAAATTTCTTTATTTTGATTTTCTATAATTTTTTGTTGTTCTTTTATAGCTTCAACTAATAAAGGTACTACCTTATCATATTCAATTGTTAAATAATTTTCACCAGTTTTAGAACCGATAATATTATTGTCTTCATCAAACTTAGTATCAAATGGTGCTAAGTGTACAATTTCAGGTATAACCGATTGTACTTCTTGTGCCGATAGACCTAATTGTACTTTAGTTTCTTTATAACCAAATGTTTTTGCCAAATCATTATTAACGTAATAGAAACCATTTAATTTAGAAAGTTTTCCTAAAGCATCTTCGATAGGTCCTAACTTAGTTTTTAATCTTTCATCAGAATAGTAAGCGATGATGTTATCTTGCGCAAATATCCATCCGTAAGCGTATAAATAGTTAGCGTTCCATCTATAAACCCTTGAATCAGTTCTACCATAGAAGTAATATCCAGTATCATATCTATCGTAGTAAATGTTTGCTCTAATATCATTTTCAACAAATACTGTATTACCATTGTGCCAGTTAAGATACATTGGATAACCATTACGAGAGTCAATGTGTAAGTTACCATTTGATGTAAACATACTTGCCCAACCATCAACTCTTTCGTTTGTACCAACTCTTAAATAAGCTCCCCAATACCAGTTAGGTCCGTGAAGTGTACCACCTCTCATTCTTAAACCCTGATTATCAGTATTATGTGGGTCTAAATAGTATCCAGTATCTTGGTTATCATAGAATATAGGTCCTCTTACAGAACCACCTGCTTCTAAGTATTGGTTTACATATACACCCCATCCTCTACAAGACATTCTCTCCGAACCAGCATAGTACATATAGAAGTTAGTATCCCAATACCAAACCCATCCATATGAATTATCATGCACACCACAATCACCACCTCTACCCATAAAGACGAATCTACTACGAATACCATATCCACTCCATCCATTTCTACCACCACCATAAGTTGCTATGTTACCATATGAGTTACCCTCACATTCAGGTGACCATATACCATGTCCGTATGATTCAAAATACAACCCACAACATCCTTGAGGTCTAAACCAGTTGTTTGCTAATATAGCTGAAAATTGTGAATATCCATTAGGGTTTGCATAGTATCCAGTATCATTTCTATCATAGAAAATAGTACTATAAATTCCACCAACACCATAGATATCATATCCATTCATTTCCAAATAACCATAGAATCTCATTGGGTTATTTGTGTAATAGTTCATATAGATACTGTGTGAGTATGAATCTATGTGTAAGTTACCACCTAAGAAAATTCTACCATATCCATTTCTAGACCATAATACTCCATCTAATCTTATTTCACTAAATTGTGATTGTGAATTAGGGTCTACATAATATCCTGTATTATTTGCATCGTAATACATTCCGGCATATAAAGCTCCTCCACTACCATCGTTACGGTCATGCATTGCAACAGTTGTCCAACCAGACCAACCACCCCAGGCATTTCTAAATCTTAAGTTACTTATCGGTCCACCCACTAACTGCCAACCAGTGTTACTATTTCCACCATATGCATAGTGGAAAGCTTGTGTACCAACCCAATGGCTTGTTCCACTAGGTTGATTTGGTGGGTTTGACCAAGAATCAATAAAGCCCGAACCCCAAGAGGCCACCGAGTTCATATCAGTAGTTCCCCATCCCATTGAACCTACCCAATAACCAGTATCTCCAGTATAATCATTTCTACGGAAGTTACCTCTACCGGTCAATCCAATTCTCATTTTGGAATAATCATCCAATCCATTCCATCTACTATCACCATCACCATTAAAATAAAATGAAGTATTGTGGTCATAATATATAGAAGCTCTAACATCAGCATGTGCATATGCACCATGTGACCTCATTGACATTCTATCAGCCCCTGCCCAATAAAGGTTTAGTTCAGCTCCACTCATATACCAAACCCAACCTCTAGCCGAATCATGCACACCAACGTTATCACCGGTAGTACTCATAAACGTATAACGAGAACCTATACCATATCCACTCCATCCATTTCTACCACCGCCATAAGTTGTGATATGTCCATATGGATTACCTTGTTGTTCTGCTATTACAAATCCTCTACCATATGAATTCCAATACATGCCCAACGCACCATTGATATAATACCAATCGTTTATTGTTAACCAGTTAAAGTTAGAACCAGATGCCGGGTCTACATAGTAACCTGTATTATTTGAATCATACATTATATATGCGTACAAATAATACCCTGGATTAGAATTACTCATTACAAATTCCAACCATCCAGATGTAGAACCACCCCACTTACCTCTTGCCCAATATCTATTAGCAAGAGCATCGTGTGCTCCTACCATCATCCAACCATACGCAGTTCCACCTCCTGATGTTGCATAGTGTTGTCCGGATACGATACCTTGAGCGTGAACATATCCACCACCTTGCGGGTGACCTGTTCCACCTCCCCAAATATCCCATCCAGCAAAACCACCTTCCCAAGCAGTGTCCCAGTTACCATAAGATGTACCCCATCCGTTTGTACCAGTCCAATGGTTTGTATCACCAGTAATATCTCTACGATTTCCTCTTTCTCTACCTAAGTTAAATGCCCCTCTACGAGTATAATCAGTAACTGCGTAAATATTTGATGTAGATAATGCATCAACATAATATCCTGTATTATCGTAATCATACATTATCTTAGGTCTAATACCACCACTACCAGGTATTTGTATAGTATTATTACTTTCACCCATGTACATTGTCATAGATGAGTTGTTACCATACCAATGTTGTGCTTCAACTACATATGCTGAGAAATCCCAACGAGGTTCATTGTTTACGTTGTTTACTAATTTAATTCTATTACCAACAATATAGTTTGTACGAGATGTTGATGCAAAGTCACCATAGTATCCAGCATCATTTGA